TAATAACTCAAGAGCCTTGAGTGCAGTTTGACCATTGCCATTTGCTTTGGCTTGCTCGTACTGTTTCTCAAGCTCTGAGACAACATCTACATCTGTGCTGTATTCGTCTTCAAGTTCTTCAAGCCTGCGCTGGATGGCAGGTTCTTGTAGCAATCTGTATCCCTGATTGTGTGCAGACTTTTCACTATAGCCAGCAGAGATAGCAGACTGAGTAGCATTCTTGTTGATAAGATATGCTTGACAAAACTTTTCTTGACGCTCTTTAAGCTGCCCTGTCATCCATAAATTCCTCAAAAGTTTGAAACTCTTGATTGTAATACGACTGCTCAAAGACTTGATAAGCAAGAGTATTATTACCATAGAAGTCTATGTTTAGTGCTAGGTCTTTTCTTTCAAGCATCTTCTCAAGGTCTTGGGCAAGGGCAAGCAACTCGCCTGTTGTCCAGAACTTAAACCCACCAGTTTCTACATGCAAGTATTTTGGTTGTCCTGCTTCGTCTTTTGCTTCTTTATCTACAGCATCTTCTGGTACGCTACAATCAAATCCAAACAGGTGTAGGTTGCGATAGCCTAATGTTTCAAGCAGGCCGATGGCTCGTGTGGCAGAGGCAGTACCGCCAGAGATAAATACTGTGCCTGTAGGAATAGGAAGCTTGGTATTGATTACAAACTTATCTTCCCTGTCTGCGTCACGTACAGCATCTGTAAAGGCATGAAAGCCTTTTACATTATCTGTCTTAGACATAATGTAGTCTACTGCAGAGATGTCTGTCATGCTGGCAATTACAAATAGTGTGCTTGGGTCAACCTCTTTAAATAGGTCTTTGCGTTTTACTCCGTGTGTGCTTACACCGTCTACAGGCCGTGGGTCTAGAATGACACAGGCTGTAGGTTTAATACCTGCTTTAAGAAGACGGGGATATGAATGCTTGACACACCATACTTCGGCATCATATTTCTTTTGAACTTTCTTAATTTCTTTCATGTTAAGTTGACCGCCTGATACAATGATGGCGTGCTTGTTATTTGTTTTGTATTGCTTGACCCAATCAAAGTCATTAATCTTTTCTACGTTGTAGATAATGTTGTTATGGATGTCGTCCTGTGGCATTGAGTCTTTTGGTTTTACAATGATGGGAATACGCATGAACTCTTGTGGTAAATCTTTCTCTTTGGGAGAGATAACTACGCCAAGATGAACCTTGCCGCCAAAGGCAGTTGGGTCATCTGATGGAAGAATATATTTATTAGTGTCCTTAATTTTTTCAAAGGTTCGTATGATTCCGTTGTAGTCAGGGTTGTCCAAAAACTCTTTGTCTTCATGTGAATAGTAGTCATCGAATACAATAACGGGTACGTCTTTCAAGAAAGTGTAATCGCTTTTAACTGTATCATATGAATGACCGCCATCAATATAAGCAAGGTCTACGTCATCGAATCTCTTAGATTTCATGGTGTCCTTGGTGTCACCGCAATTTAGATTGTAGGTAAACTTCTTATTGTTCTTTGCCATCTTGACAGCAAACTCTGCAAGTCTACGGGACACAGCCTCAGTAGGATTGTGCGCCTTGATGTTTAGTTCTACCTTATCTGTCTCCTCTGTGGCCTCTTCAAATAAATCAAAGCCACGATAGTGTACTGTATCTACATTTTCAAAAGCAGCAAGTGCCATCTCAATGGCTCGACCACCATTCCATGTGCCTGTCTCTACAATAGTAAAGGTGTTACGGTCTTCAGAGTAGAAGCGAACCAAATCTGCAAGCTGTTTGTAACGCTTTGGACCTACAATATCAGGAGATACTTCCTGTTTCTTTTGCCACTTACGACTACCTTTGTTATGTATAAAGTGTTCATTTAACATACAGTTTTCAAACATCTCTAGGCCACGCACTCCCTCTGACAAGTTGCGTATCTTTGAACCATGTGCTTCATATATCTTGAGCAGGCGGGTGTACACAAATGAATCAGTCCACTCACGATAGCTGAATACTTCGTTAGTGTCATATGCGCCACGTATATCTACGATGTGAGAGCAGGCGTTATGATATGCCATGTTCCATGCAGTAAATCCTGTTTCGCTGTAGTCAATGTCAATGCGACCAAGGTGAACCATGTCTACCTCGTCAAGCATAATCTTAGCTGCGTCTTCTGCAGTAAATCTTTTCTTTGTAACAGTGTCGGCATCAAGCCATGCCAACCATCCCTTGTATTCTTCTTCAATTAACTCAAAGGCAAGGTCTGAGTAGGCATATACTTTATTACAAAAACGTACTGCGTCCAGCCTGTAATTGTATGGTGCTTCCGCAAAGCGTCCGTTCTTATCTGCATTACGCTTAATAAAATCATTACGTGCTTCTACATCTTCTATGTGACGGTAGGTAATGAAGCTTGCCTGCGGCAGTCCGTCTGTTTCTTTTTTGTAACCCTCAAGGTACACGTATAGTTTAAAGTCGGTCGGTTTCCATTTGCTTATGACAGACTCCAGCATAGGCAGTCCATATTCTTCTTCGTGTTTTTTAGGAAAGCTTGTTACAAAAGTATACATAATTATTCCTCTGAGTATAGGTTGTTAAATATTTGGTTAGTATCAAGAGTATAATCTAGGTCGCTCTTGCTGTAATGTATTTGTGCTGATGGCTTGAAGTCTGGCGCACCCTCACCTGTAACAAACCAGGCTGGATGCGTGACCCTAACCCTGTTGTTAGGTAGGGCAACAATGTTTCCTGTCCACTCACCTGCGTCCAGCAGGCAAAGCACGTGGCTTTGTTTGTGTTGTGCAGAGTCATCAGCTATCTCGCTATCTGTGTAGTCCACAGTGAATAGATACTTGGCGGGGTACATCTCCCCATCAATCTTTACAAGCCAAGGACAGGGGGTTGCTCTGTCGATTGTATACACAGAGTGTGTTCGTGATGCACAATCCCACGGCTGTGCTTGGTGCGTTGCCATTTGTTGAGGCCAATCTTCTACAGGGATGTCTCCCATCAAGCCTGTGATAGGCATCCTTGCCCACATTGCACCGCCATGCACCGTATCTTCTTCTTCGCCTTCGGCAGATATGCCTGTAAATATAATCTGAAAACTAAGGCATCTGTTGGGCATTGTCGTAACACCGACAGCCATGCCATGTAGAAACTCTCCGTGATATGCTTCGTGATTGTGCGTGAAGTCACGGCGTACCCAACATTTAAAGTGGGGTATGTTGCTATGCAAGAACGCCACTACATATTCTCCAGTATAAGCTGAGTAGTTATTTCTTTTTCAGTGGCAAGCCATTCTTCTGTGTACGCTTCGTCAATAGGTCGCTTCGGTTTCCAGTCTTTAAACCACGGACCACCTGTCGTAAAGTGAGCATTCTTCGCCTCAACATGTTCGCTTGAGTGTCCGTCAAGCCAATTCCATTCTTCATGTATGTCTCCAATCTCGTCATCGTCAAGCCACCCAAAAGAGTGCAGCCAAGAACCTGTTTGCAGGTTGACCGCATCAACTGTTAGCTTTTTGTTGCTTGGGTGGGAGCAGTTGAACAGCATAAAGCTAGACCAGTTTTTTCTACGATAGCGGGTTTGTGCAACTCCGTCCATCTTTGCTCCTTCGGGTGGCTCATATTTGTGCTTGATACACTGAACAGCAAAGTCTGTTCGCTTACCGTAAACGCCAAAGATACCTTCGATGTCACCACGCACAAACATGTCAGCATCCATAAACAATGCCAGACCCTGATACTGGTTCAATGCAGGAACCAAGAAACGGGTAAATGTAAAGTCTGTACTAAATGGTTTGTTGTCGAAGACATCATATCGTTGTTTCGGGTCGTGTTCAAACACACGTGAAGCCCTGCGGTACAAGCCAATGCGCCGAAGCTCTGGCTCAAGCAGGGGGATGATGTCGTATTTTGTATTGTATTTACGGATTGAGTGTTCCAGAACTTCGTAAGCTCTGCTGTCACGGTCATCATATCCAATATAAATAACTGGTCTTCTTTTCATAACTGCTCCAATATAAGGTGCGGTGGACATGAGAGAGAGAAAGGACTGAAGAACTCTGCCCACCGCTTATCTTATATTATATGAAAATTATGCAGCTAAGTCAAGAACTTTTTTATAGTCTTGTAATTCTGTTTGCTGCAGATACCAACAAGCCCTTTTAAACTTGCCGTTATTGTCACCAAAGTTTATATCATTATATAATGTATCTGCCTGTATTGCACCACGGCATTCATAATCGCCATTTTTACCTACCATTAACATGAACACATCTATGTTTTTGTTTTTAGAGTTTGACAATAGACAACCTGTTTGCCACGGCGTAGTCTTTACATCAATGCGGAGTCCGTTGTATTCTACATCTCCCATCTCTAGGCCAGAGGCAACACCTTTTGTGCCAAGAGTAAACAAGTCTGTGGGATATACATCAAGAAGTTTACATGCCGCAAGCTCTGATTCTGCACCCATGATGTCGGGTTCTATTCCAGATAGGTTTTGAGCCACAAGTTTTTGGTTTATAAGTTTACCTCTGTTTCCATAGTATCTGCTTTTTGCTATAAGAAGAGCAATCTTTTTTTCTAGCTCGTTTAAAATAATCTTTGTCATACTATTCTGCACCGTAATATTTATTTATTGTTTGAATCTTTTCATCGGCGGCGGCAATCTTTTCTACCTGTGTTTCAATGGCTTCGACAACATCGGGGTGTTCTCCAATACCAACCGATTGATTTAAGTAAACTTCAACATTGGCTTGTGCTACTGCAATCTCGCCTTCTAGTTTTTTAGTAAGTGCCTCTAATAAATTCATAATGTTAACTCCGCATTTAGTTCAGAAAATCCCCCAATGTATTTACCATCAATCATAATTTGTGGTACTGTCTTCTTGTCAGGGAAGAGCCTTGAGAACTCTCCCAAGTCTACATCAACTCCTATCTCGTAATAGGTGTAGGGAAGGTCACGTTGCTCACACAACACCCTCGCTCTGTCGCAAAAGCTACAGTATTTTTGTCCATATATCTCAATCTTGTACGCCATATTGTCTCCTATTTGTGCCACAAGCCTTTCAATCTTTTCTTTGCATTTATGTTGGCCTGCTTTTTGTTTTCATGTGACATGCTTTGCCAGTTTGTTAGGTCTTCAGTTGTTCTCCCGCAGTGGATGCAGAAGTCGTGAACATTACTTAGCTCACAACTATCTGCACCCGTATCTGCTTTACAGGGGCTGCTCATCAGGCAGCAGTTAGGTCAACGACCTCACAGGAATCACCAGAGCAAGCCAGTGTTTGTGTACCTGCCGTGTTGTCTTCCTTCTCGTAATCAGAAAGCCTTGACCAGTCGATTGACTTGGGCATAGCACTAAGTGCCTCAGTGTACACAGCCTTGTCACAGTCCTGATAAGGTGCTTGTGCATAGGTGTGGTCACTGTGCGGCAGGAAGGATACACCAGAGCAGATGTCAAAGTTATCGTATACCCATGCGCCAACCTTGAGCCACTCCTCGTCACGAACTGTGATGGTCACTGATGGCTTGTGTTCGCACCACTCAAGGGCATACATCTTCCACAACTCAAGTTGCTCAATCGCAGTCATGTCGTTGCGTGTAACCGCACCGTCAGGTGAAGCCACTGGAAAGCTAAACACTGTCGTGCTTTCAGGCTTCATAACGCAAGGCTCTGCAGGAATGCCTACGTCCTGCATGAACTGCGTCAACGGGTCTTTGTTATCACCTCGTACAGTTCTAATATAATGCGTGCTATGACGAGCGTGAATGCCAGAGGCACTATCAACAAGCTGCGAAACAGTACCTGAAGGCTTGACACAAGTGATGGCCGCAGATGCACTAATTCCAAGTTGCTGTGCAACCTCGTTGTTTGTCTGTACAGCAACGTGGCGCAACTTATTAAGTATTTTTGCAGTCGGTTTGTTTGTAATTTCATTGTCCATAATACCTGTCAGGCTTACACCCAACAGCCTTTCCTCTTCCGTGTTACGTTTCCATACAGGCCGCAGATACGGCATGTGTGTATATGTGGATTGAATCGTACCCAAAATTGTAGCAAGCTTTACTTTGCGTGCTAAAGTTTTCTCTGTGTCGGTTGGGCGAACCACAACCTCTGTCAGATTACAGAACTGATAAGGACGAAGTATAATTTCACTGCACGGGTTTGTCCCCCACTCTCTACCAGTTTCACGGCGACCATTGCGCTCAACGTGTTTGTCTGCTGCGTCACGGCTGAAGATGCCACGCTCACCAGACTTAGACTCGACCAGTGCTGTCCACTCACGCATGAATGTTTCCATGTCAGGCTTCTCAGTGTAGGCAACAGAGTTGTTAGCCAACGCACGTTGACCCTCATTCTCCCACCACTGCCCCGACTTGGCATGACGCATACGGTCATCGGATAGATTGGACAGGCTAATCATTGCACTGCGGCGTACACCGCCGACAACTACAACCTCGCCAATCTTACACATGATGTCGTGACACTCAACGCTGTTGAGCTTGCGACCAGTTGCGCCTTTGAACTTACCTACAACAAAGTTGAACAGGTCGTTAAGCGGCTCTGGTCCAGAGGCACGCCCACCAAATGTCTTGAGTCGTGCGCCTGCAGGTCTAATCTTCGACAAGTCCCACTTGGGGATGTCACCTACATAGAGCAGAGAGATAAGCTTACGCAGACTCTTTGCCCAGCCTTCCTTGCTATCCTGTACCACAATAGTATCTTCTACCTCTGCGAGGTCTTCGGGTACTTGCGGTAGCTTCTGTATTGCCTGACGCTCGACTGAAAAGCCTACGCCTGTGCCGCACAGAAGAATAAACATAGCCTCGTCAAAGGCACGGGGGTGGTCAACAGGCAGGTAGCTACAGTTATACACACATGTGTTGTCACGGTCAGCCGCTTGGCCTGCTGTCATCAAGGCACGCATAGAAGGCATTACCTCTAGGTTGAGGATTGCTTCCTCGATTTCATTAATTGTTTTGGTGTCGATGTCTGCGGGACGCACGATGTTGTCTATGAATCTGCCTACTGTTTCAGCCCATGTCTCTCTTCGGTTCTCTTCCTCAATCCATCTAGCGTATCTAGATGTAGCAATAAATGTTTGGTAATCGGTTGGTAGGTGGTTAGTCGTAGTCATATTCCTTGTCATCGGCATGTAGCTCCTCTCCAGTTAGTGCTTTCCAGCTATATTTAAAATCAAATCGTGAGCATTCCTGACTAATCATTTCAGCAATCTCACGTGTCTCCTTCTGTGCCGTGTCGTGTAGACGTTGGTTAACTACACGAGAAAAGGCATACAGAGAACCAGACCAGTACCACTCTGTGTACATGTTCTGCGGTAACACCATGCGTGCAAGCTCTGGTGCTACGCCATCCTCAAGCATATTGTCGTATGTCTTTATTGCCTGCTCCATGAATGAGCGAATGTCATACGGTATTTTGTCGCTTGCACTCCCCTGTTTTACATTGTCTGCACGCTTTCTCCACATCTTAGGTATGTAGAACTTGGGTTCATAGTCCACATAGCGGCGGCTGACTTCATTCCAAGCCAACCCCACTTGGTGCTTGATAAGCTGTCGTGCCACAAATAGGGGTGCTTCAATACGAAACTGCAAGAAGCAATGCGAGAAGGGCGACCAGTGTGCGTGTTCAGCTAAGTAACTGATAAGCTTCTGGTCTTTCTCTGAAAGGTCGTGGTGATTAGCCACCTTGACCCGCTTTGATTCCTTGTTAAAGGAAACACGGGCAGCGTTTACTACTGTAAGGTCGCTGCCCATATAATCAATCAATGATACTTTCATTAGTCGAAGACTCCAATTATACTACACTTGTTCCAACGAAGCAATAAGCTTATTGAGATACCACTGACATTTTTTTAGGTCTTCCACAGGCTTTCCCTTGTACTTGTATCGCCACAAGTATTTCATGCAGTTGCCCTTCAAATATCCTGTAAATTCTTCGGCTGTCATGCTGGCCTCAATAGCATCAATGGCTTCAATTCCCTTGAAGTTGTAGTGTGTTGGGCTGTTTACGACATCTGGTTGTTCAAAATGCTTGAACTTAGTGTCCAAGGATTGCGTTGATTCGTTTTCTGACATACTCAATTTCTCCTGTGTGCAACACCTTGTAGGCGAAGTCTCTCATATAGTTCGGGTCAACACCTGCATTGGTACATACTTCCTCGAAGTCCTGTGCCGTGGTTCCTATGGAAGCAAAGAACCATGCCGTTGCCCTGTCCCTTTCAATGCGTGCTTCTGATGGCTCACCTCTATACGGTTGCTTGGTCGCATCAAGTAATGCCTGCAGTATGACACATAGATACAGTGTCTGTTCAGGCGAGGACAAGTCTGGTCTGAACTCGTCCAAGTGAAGTGTTATTCTACTATTTGACATTTGCTTTGTCAAGCCATTCTTGCGGAATGCCCTCATTTAATTTGCAGAACTGATAGCCATACTTGTTACACCAGTCTGCGTAGGTCATCTTCCCGCCCTTGTATAGCTTGCGATATGGATTGTCAAACACAAAGCGAATGTCTATGTCTGGGTACTGGCTCTTAATAAAGAGGTGTTTCTTCCTGTCCTCTGCCATGAACCGCCCCTTCACTTCAAGCACAACGCCATTGGGTAAGAAGAAGTCGGGTGTATACTTCTTATCCTCACGCCACTCGTATGGTAGCGTGTCTTTCTCGTACTCGAAGGCTATCTTTAATTTGTGAAGCTGTTGTGCCGCCTCGTATTCTGAATTGGATTTGTATTCGTGTTTATATTTTTTTCTTTTCATAACTCCAGTTCTTCGACATTCGGTGTCTTCGCTACTTGCGTCATGTACCGCACGCCATTGGAATATTTGAATGCACGAAGACCAGCACCACCATTGGCATCAGCCCAGCATTTCTTCTTGTATGGACAGAATACACAGCCAATCGCCAGCTTGCGGTTGCCTGACTCTCCATCCTTTGCATCATTGTAGCAACGAGCAGGGGCGGTTTCACTTTGAACCATGCCCTTGAGGTGGCGCACACGGGCAGGAGCATCAATCATCTCAAGCTCATGCACACGGGTCACTGCAAGCTCACCACTGTTCTTATCAATAGCAAGGAATGCTGCCTCATTGCGGTTGTTCTTTGTTGCGTATGCACTAATCTGTGCGATGTACCCAAACGGGTCATCGTCTGACAGCCTGTTCTCTTTGAACTTCTTGAATCCAAATGCAGAGGCAGACTTGATATCTGTCAGCACACCATCAATCACGCAGTCCTGATGTCCAAGCACACCCTCTACCTCTACGGTGTCCTGCGCCTCTTCGACTGTATGCCCAGACACTTTGGTCAGGCAAATCAGGAGAGCCTCAAGAACATGACCCATCAGGAACTTAATACGGGTCTGTCCATTAAGAGGCTCTCCTTCTTCTCCCTGTACTCCGTACCAGATTTGACGGTCTGGCTTTCCGATTTGAGAAAGTCGTAGGTTAGATGCACCTGTACGCTCTCCCTCACGAAGCACAGTCTCAGTAGCCTCTCGCACTAGGCTACCAACTTCGTCCAGTGCTTCTTGCACTGAAGGGTTAGACACATCAACACCTTTTTCTAGGGTCGAGTAAATGTCCTGTACGAGTGTGTCGAGTGTCTTAGTCATGGCTATCCTTTCGGTTGGCGAACACGGCAGGACTTGAACCTGCAACCTGCAGATTAGAAGTCTGCTGCTCTATCCAGTTGAGCTACGTGTCCCAGCTTTTCTCTTTATGGTTTTGCGAATGCGTTGTGCCTTGTGTGCAATGTACTCTTCCTCATCTGCGAAGAAGTTGTGCAGTGATTTGAGGACACGCAACTGAAGTGCTTTCAGGTGCCTGCCTCGTGGCATTGCCCAGCCTATAATAAAACCTGCAAGTCCGAAGCACAGTATCACAAGGTATTCGGGTAAGTTTGTTTCCATCTCAGTCTCCTATGTAAGTGATAGCGTTCCCGCCCTCGCAGCTATCGCCAGCGACCAAATCCAACTGTCGCCCCCGTGCTTATCAACTATCTAGAAAGGGATGTCGTCATTCAATTCTGTGCTAGTTGATGGTGCGTCTGAAGCAGTAAAGCCATCTTCGACATCGAAGTCTTCCCCTGCTTTGTACTCAACCAAGTCCACAACTTGAACCTTCTTGAGCAGTGGTGATACACCTGACTTGCCATTCATTTCCCACGGGAACGGTGTGTACATTACATTCACAACGCTACCATTACCAATGAGGCCAGTGAATGCCTGCTTCTGTGCATCCACAACTGTGGGTGCTTCGTTCTGCGAACCATCACGGCGTGTTACCTTCTGGCGAATGTGAACGAAGTCACCACGGTCATCGCCTTTGTTCTTGATGGTAAGACCATCTGCCTCAAGTGCGGCACGATTGTTGTCATCAACAAGAATGTCGATGCCCCACTCAGGTTCGTAAGTGGTGTTTGGTTGTTGTACTGATGCCCAATATGCTTTACCTTTTACTACGGTCATATTTCGTTTTACCTTTCGTTTTGGTTGTAATGTCGTGACGTTATTGCCGACGACCACTATATAGTGCCACATCCAGAATCAAATGTCAACACTTTTTTTCTAGTGGGTATCTCCCCACGTTTTCCCGACCTTGTATTCACTGTCGAGAGGGCAACGAACTTTGAGAGATTGCTCTGTCAGTTTCATCGCCAGCTTTGTAACCTCGCCAAGTTCTTCGGCGTGGTCTTTACGAACCTCGAACTGGTACTCATCGTGAATACTCGCAACAAGTCTGAAGTCGAGGTTGCGTTTAGTTGCCTGTATGATAATGTGCTTGAGCCATTCCTTACAGACGATTGCACCTGCCCCCTGTAGCAGGGAGTTGAGTGCTGCATGTGCAGAGCGTATCTGCAACACACGCCCATCAATACCTAGCACATAGCCACGTGATGCAAGCTTATCTACCTTGCTACGCAGTGCCTTGAGTGCAGGCATGTTGGATAAAAACTTATCAATTAATTTCTTACCTTCTTTAGCAGAGCCATCTACAATCTTACCAATCTTAGCCGCACCTGCTCCATACAGGAATGCGTAGATGAATGTCTTGGCATTGTCACGTGTCGGCAACCCTGCCGCCTTTTGGTTTGCGGTATGCACATCACCCTCAACAACCTCACGTGTGAAGTCCCTGTCGTTCATGTAATGTGCAAGCATCCTCAACTCTAGTGAGCTTGCGTCACTACCAAGAAGCACATAATTATTAGAAGTAGTAGTCCATACATCTCTACAATCCTTTCCATAAGGTGAGTATACTGCTGGTACTTGCGCCATGTTAGGCGAAGTGTGTGTCATACGACCTGTGATTGTACCCAGCGTCCAAACCTTACCATGCACCCTGCCATCTTCACCGACTGCATCTATCCAAGACTTAATCTGTGAGACACGTTTCTCCAAGAGAAGAAAGCGTGCAACCATCTGTGCTTCGGGTATGTCAACCTTTGACAACACTTCCTCTGACACAATGGCTTGGCCTTTCTCTGTGTAGGCATGAGGCTTCCAGCCTAACTCAGAAAGACGCTCTGCAATCTGCTTGCGTGATGCGGGGTTGAACACAGTCACCTTGTCCTTCAAACGATTACCTGTTTTGTCAGAGTATCTAATCTCAGTAATCGGCGGGAACTTCTGCTGTAGTTGTGCCTTGATTTGTGTTGCCTCGTCCGACAGTCGAGCCATCAATTGCATGGCGGTAGGCACGTTGAGTGCAAAACCGTTACGCTCCTGCTGGTCTACGATTGCACGAACCTGATGCTCAAGGCGTATGCTACGTGGTGAGAACCGCTTCATCTCTGGCACAAGTATATTGTACACACGTTCTGTAATCTCTACATCCCTAATGCAATACTTTAACATTTGGTCTGAATACTCTGACCAATCAGAAAATTCTATCTTGTTGTACCCCAGAGACTTACCCCATGCGTCAAGCGAGTGACCGCCTTCACGCACAGGGTTAGCCATCTGTGACAGGATAAGCGTATCACGT